TTTGCACAATACCGAGCCAGAAACATGGTTTGGGTTTACGACAAGTGGATGGTTGGTGACCCGCAAAGCACCAGCATCGGTTACTTGGTGCAGGATACGGGCCACCATTGGGGTCAACAAGTGCGCTGGGAGTTTGGCACATTGATTGTTTACAACGAGAGCAATGGGGCAATCTTTAACGAGATGGAGCTGGTCAGCTTGACTGGGAGCATTGCGCTTGGTGATAACCCGCAAATCAGCACAAGTTACTCGCTGGACGGGCAAAGTTATTCGCAGGAAAAATTTATCTCTGTCGGCACGATTGGCAACCGCAAGAAGCGTTTGGCTTGGTTTCAGCAGGGTCACATGAGGAATTGGCGCATCCAGCGTTTCCGTGGCGATAGTGATGCCCATGTGTCTTATGTGCGTCTTGAGGCGCAAATTGAAGGCTTAGCGTACTGATGGCAACCGCACCAGTCTCCCGCAAGCTGAACCTGACCCGTGACCAGCTTGCCACATTCTTGACTGACCAACAGCAAATCAGGCAGTTTGAGTTATTGTTTTCCACGGTTGATGCGATTGCGCCTGATGTGGTGCTTGAGATAAATATTGCCGCTGGTACAGCCCAATCAACAGCAAATGATGCATTGGCGCAGATCATTGCTTTAGCGCAAGAGACTGAAGTTAATGATGCAGCATTGGGCGCAAAAGCACAGGACGCACTGGACAGGATTGCATTGCTGGCGCAAGAAACTGCGGTGACTGTGGCATTGGCTGAAAGCAAGGCAAATCAGGCTTTGGCACTGGCGGACAAGCTGAATAAAGCTGTTGAGGGTTTGCAGATGACCCCGCCACCACGGGAGTTCAAAAGGGCAAGATATGGGTCGTTTTACGATACCACCACCCAGACAGCAACAGTTATCAACACAGCCAAAGCGATCACATTCAACACGACAGACTTGAGTAATGGGGTATTTATTGGCAGCCCAACATCAAGAATCATTGTGGACAGCGAGGGCATTTACAACTTTGACACATCGTTTCAGTTGGATAAGACCAGCGGCGGCACGGCAGAGTTTTATTTTTGGTTTAGGCTTAACGGAACAGATGTGCCAGACAGCGCAAGCCAAATCAGGATTCAGGGTAATAACGGTGAAATTTTTTCATCGCTAAATTACTTTTTCGATCTAAAAGCCAATGATTATGTCGAACTGATGTTTTCGGTGAGCGACCTCAGTGTTGAATTACTTTCTGTTGTCGCAACGCCACCAGTTCCAGCTATTCCGTCCATAATCCTGACAGTTTCAAATAATATCGGAGGTGTCCAATGACAGTTACAGTAAAAGTGTTAATCCCTGCAAAACAAGCAGAGAACAGCCAAACCACCCAATACACCGCAACAAATGTCAAGGCGATTATTGACAAGTTTACGGTGACCAACACCAGCGGCAACAATGTGACTTTCAGTTGCAACTTGGTCACTGTCTCTGGTTCAGCAGGGGCATCGAACCTGATTATCGACACACGAACCATCGTGCCTGATGAAACCTACACCTGCCCTGAGCTGGTGGGCCAGGCATTAGATGTTGGTGGGTTTATTTCCACAATCGCAGGGGCTGGAACATCCCTGACCATCCGAGCATCAGGCCGAGAAATCAGTTAAGGAGAACAGCATGAAAGAGTTTATGGTTATTCCAAGGGGCTTTAATGGCCTGCCGATGGAAGAGGAGTTTTTGACCAATGCCCAAAACAAGAAGAACTATGCCATTGCGGTGGCTGACTGGAACTATGGTCCTGAAATGCCCACCAATGAGGCTGGCTCAAATAAGGAGTTCTACGCAGGACTGGCAGAGGCAATGCAGTGCGATGAAAAAGACGCACGGCGCAAGCATTGCTCAAACTGCGAGTATTACGACAACAGCTTTATGACCCAAGTGCGGATTGAGCGCATCCCGATGGCGGCTTATGACAAAGGCGCAGGGTTCAGGGGTCACTGCGAAAAGCTGGACTTTATCTGCAACGATATGCGGGTTTGTCAGGCTTGGGAAGATGAAGAAGAAGAGGATTGACCTTTTGTTAAATTGTGCGAAAATTCAGTCGCTGAGTTCTGGCATCCAGCGGCCTGCCCTATATAGGAGTTGTGCATGACCGATGGACTGCGAGAGAACCTGACCAAGGTTTTTATGCTTCCCCAACCAGCAGTTGAGTGGTTGGTAATGGTCTATGACGCAATTCAAGTCTTTGATGACGTAGCAGATGGCGACACAGTAGCACGAGAAGACCTAAATGCGGCCATTTGGAACACACTGGTAGGTATGCACCAGAACGCATTTTTTATCGGCAACAGCAACCATTTAACGCCTTTGCTGGCAACAATGATTCTCAAGTGGCAAGCCTCGGACACGGCAGAGCGCAATAAACAAGCAGATGCCAAGTCGTTCATGTGGCGAGCTGGATATTACGATTTGATTTTGATGGCGGTCTCGCTGGTGCATGGGGCTGGTTTTGCTACTAAGCACGGTCATCATGTGATGGCTTTATATGGCGAAACGCTAGAAGATTATTTAAAGGAGTTTGGCGATGCCTGATCCAATAACAGCCCTAGTCGTAGGTGGAAGTCAACTTATCGGCAGTTCGCAACAAGCAAAAGCGGCAAGTAGTGCGGCTGGCGCACAAGTTGAATCAGCAAGATTAGGTATCGAGGAACAGCGTAGGCAGTTTGATGCGTTGCAAGCCTTATTGAAGCCTTATACCGAAGCTGGAATACCTGCTTTAGAAGCACAGCAAGCATTTCTTGGCCTCGCAGGGCCAGAAGCAGAAGCGGCGGCCATTGAGCGCATCCGTGGGGGTGAGACATTCCAAGCACTTGCACAGCAGGGTGAGGAAGCATTACTGCAACGAGCATCAGCCACTGGTGGTTTGAGGGGCGGAAATATTCAAGGCGCATTGGCTCAATTTAGACCAGAACTTTTGTCCAGTTTGATTGAACAGCAGTATGGAAGATTAGGCGGTTTGGTTAAAACTGGGCAATCATCAGCCGCAGGAGTTGGCGCGGCTGGCATCGAAACAGGCACAAATGTGTCGAATTTACTTGCCCAACAAGGAGCTGCACGGGCTGGCGGCACATTGGGAGAGGCCAAGGCTTATGGCCAACTCTTCAACTTGCCTGCTCAGATGCTTGGTTTCCAATATGGTGCTGGTGGCAAAGCAGGTGTTGGATTTGGGTTTTAAGGGATAAAAAATGGCAACCATTAATCCATTACAGCCGATCAATTACTCAGTTGACGTACAAAGCCCGTTTGAGGCGGCTTTGGGCGGTTTTAAACTCGGTTCGGATGTGGCGACTATTCAAGCAACACAGCAAAAGCGTGAGCTTGAACGTCAAGCATTAGTGAAAGCACAAGAAAAACAAACTGAATTAGAGAATCTTTTTAAAGACCCAAATGCAACAGCCGCAGACTATGCGCGGGTAACTGCATTTTTGCCAAAAGATCAAGCTGAGAATGTTCTTAAGTCATTCAACATGATGACTGGTGAGCAACAACAAACACGACTTGCACAGTCAGGGCAAATTTTTTCTGCTCTGAAGGCGGGCCAACCAGAGATTGCAAAAAATCTCTTAAAAGATCAAGCTGTTGCGTTGAGGAATTCTGGTCGTGAAAACGATGCAAAAGCCGCAGAAACATATTTGCAACTGATTGACCTGAATCCAACTGGAGCACAAACCACGATTGGATTGATGATGGCTCAGTTGCCTGGTGGCAAAGAGTATCTTGAAAATGTTGATAAGACACTTGGCACAATCAGGGCAGAAGCAAAAGCACCAAGTGAATTAGTTGAAGCTAAAGCTAAAGCTGATAAAGCACTTGCGGATGCTGAAACTGCACAAGCCACAGCCAAAAACGCAGATAAAAAAGCTGCCGCTGATGCCGCAAAAGCCACCGCTGATGCACAACAAGCAACAGTTAAAGCTAAATATGCAGAGCGTGAAGCAGTTGATGCCATTGTCAAACGTGCCTCAGATTTAGGTTTGACAAAAGCACAGACAAATGAAGTGCTAGCAAGGACAAACAAACTTGGAGTCGAAACTAAAAAAGCAGTTTTAGAGTTGGAAAACTTTAAGAAAACTGGTGGCGCTGACCCAGCAAAAATCTTTGAACAAGAAGAAAAATTACGCAAGGAATTTCAGACTCGCACAAAAGTTTATGGTGAACTTGGCACAACTTTCTCCAATATCAATGCATCGGCAAAAGCTAAAACTGGACCAGGCGATATTGCATTGATTACTGGGTTTATGAAGATGCTTGACCCTGGCTCTGTAGTGCGTGAAACAGAATTTGCGACAGCAAGAGATACTGCTGGTCTTTATGAAAGACTACTTAACACTTCGCAGAAATTGCAAAGTGGTCAATTATTCACGTTAGATTCTAAACAGCGTCAAGAGTATGTTGATTTAGCACAGCAATACCTTAAGGCGGCACAGAAAAAAGCCGATCAAGATAGAAAGGATTTGAGTGCTGTTGTTACAAATTACAAACTCAATCCTGACAACGTATTTGGTCCTGAACCAGTTGGTGGCGGCAGGGGGCCAGTAAACCCACCACCAGCAAACCCACCAGCGGCTGGTCAGCCCAATGTAACTGTGGATTATTGATATGCCATATTCAATAACGACAAAAGACGGTATCACTATTAACAACATCCCTGATGGTGTACCTGCTGATTCGCCTGAACTGAAAGCAAGGGTAGCGGCAATTCGTGCTGGACAGCAACCTGCCGAAAGTGTATTAGAGGCGGCTGGCGCACCAGCACCAGAAGAACCGCCAAAGATGGGCTTTTTTGAGGGTATTGCTGAATCAGTAACTGGTCGTGCTCGTACTACACCAGAGACGCAAGCATTGCCTGAATGGACTGGAATGCCAGAACTCAATCAAATGAGTGTGGCAAGTTTTAAGTCTGCGCTTGGCAGTTTACTGTCCAACCCAAAAGAAACTGTGCAGATTTTGCAATCCAACTTTCCACAACTTGGTGTGCGGCAGGATGCAAAGGGCAATTACATCTTGAAGTCATCGGTTGACCAAAAAGAATATGTAATCCCGCCTGGCTTTTCTATGGGTGATATTCCCCGTGCTGTTGGTGGTTTATTAGCTTTTACCCCAGCAGGCAGAGCAACCACTCTTGCTGGTGCGGCTGGCACGGCAGGATTAACCCAAGCGGCAATCGAGGCCACACAAGCCGCAACTGGCGGAGAGATAAGTCCGACAGAAATAGCCGTAGCAACCGCCACAGGCCCAGCAGGGCAGATCATTCAGCGCGTCGCACCTCCGGTCGTCCAAGCGGTCAAGAAGGGCGTGCAGCGCGTCACTGGACGCGCACCAGCACCTGCGCCAGCAGCAGGCGCACCAGGCGCTCCAATGGGCACAGCAATGGCTCCAGAAGCGCCTCCAGCAGCACCAGTGACAGCCGCAGCACCAGCAGTGGCTCCAGTCGTGGCAGAGATCACCGAGGAAGAAGTCGGCAATCTGGTCAAGAAGGCATCCGGCACAGGCTTCGGCTCGGCTGGCGCGCGCGACAGGCTGGCCGATCTTGCCCAAGTCAATGTAGCGGCAAAAGAAGCCGCAGACCGCCTTGGCATTCAATTGCCTGCTGATGTATTCAGCGATAACCCACAAGTCAGGGCGGCGGCTGGGTTGACCCGTTCTGTTGCTGGCGGTGATGCAGAGGCCGCATGGCGTAATACAGTAACCCAAGCTGTTGACAAAGCAGATGACGCAATCAAGCAGTTTGATGCAACCTTTGTTGAGGGTGCAGTTGCGCCTGGTGTGGTATCGCAAAAAATTAAAGATACGCTGACCAAGACTCGTTCAGACCTTAACACTGCGGCAGGGAAAATATATAACTCGGTCGATGAAAAAGTGCCAAAGACAACTGTGGTTGATTTGCCAAAACTGCGAGAAACACTCGATGCAGTTAAAGCTGAAGTCGGCGATGCTGGGATGTCAGTAGCAGAACGTAATTTGTCAAAAATGATTGAGGCTGGCAATGTGACCTATGGTCGATTGAAGCGTGAAAAACAGTTAATTGGCAACGCAATCAATAAGTTGGAATCACCTTATGGCAGTATGGCTGAAGCTGATTTAAAGCGTCTATATGCGGCTTTAGCGGACGATCAACTGACCAATGTTGGAAATGTTGGTGGTGAAACATTGCGGCAAGAACTACGAGCCGCCAATCTTTTGTATGCCAAAGAGAGAGCATTGGGCAAGCGTATCGTTAATGCGTTTGGTCAAGATATTGAGGGCAGCGTTGCCAACAAGATGCGGACAGCGATTACCAGTGCCGCCAAAGGTGATGCTGGTGAATTCAACCGCCTTTTGAAAACAGTGCCCGATGATTTACGCAAAGAAACACTTGCAACCGCATTGGCATCTGTCACCAGATCGGCAAGAGGCGCAGAAAAAGGTGGCTTTGGATTCTCTGAGTTTGCTGATCTATACCCCAAGTTAAGAGCCAACCCACCTGTTTTTAAGACCATTGTGGACACTCTTGGCAAAGACTCGGCAGATGTACTCAGGGACTTGTTTGAGGTCTCTAAGCGGGTCACAGAAGCACGGGCAAACGTCTTGACAACAGGTAAAGCCAATCAAGCATTGTTACAAGGGATGCAAGCTGAAAGTCTGATAGGCAAGGTCATGGAAAGCACTCTTGCAAAAGGCGTGGTGACTGGTGCGGCGGCTACTGGTGGTCCTATTCTGGCTGGAGCAGCATCAGTTATCACAAGTGCATTGACCCAAGGTAATGAAAATGCGTTGAAATCGGCTGGCAAATTGTTTGCTGATGAAAGTTTCCAAAGTCTTGCAATAGAAGCTGCGACCAAAGGTGAGAGTGCCGCAAGTCTACGCAGAGCCGCCGCATCGCCTGCATTCAGTAAATTTGCAGATGCAGTTGGTTTGCCAAAGAATGTTGATGCGAGAATTCAGTTCTTACAAAGCGCAATCCAAGCTGGTCAAGCTACACAGGAGAATGAATAAATGTCAGCACTATCAATCAGCGTACCGTACCCAGTCTTTTCAGGACAGGATGGGTTGCCTTTGGACAATGGGTATGTGTGGATTGGCACGGCTAATTTATACCCAATAACCAACCCGATTGCTGTTTATTTTGACGAGGCGTTGACTATCCAAGCAACCCAGCCGCTACGCACAATCAATGGCTTTATCTCTAACGCTGGCACACCAGCACAGGTTTACGTTGATGCGGTGAACTTCAGTATCTTGGTGCAGGACAGTAAAGGCACGATGGTCTATAACTTCCCTGATGGGACTGGGATAAGCCCAAATGCTGATGGCGTTGTTTATGACCCTGCTGGTATTGGTGCTGTGCCTACTACCGTTCAAGCCAAGCTGCGTCAAACCGTATCACTAGCCGATTACGGCGGCAATTTGCAAACTGCTATTGCGGCAGCGATAGCAGGTAATCTTGTTATACAAATCTACGCACCAATAACTGTCAGAGTTCCGACTGACGCGCCAACATTGCAAGATGCTTTTGACCATTTAATTCCTGTGACGTTACAACCAGACCAACTAATTAATGTTGTTATTGAAGCAGGGCATCAACTAACAGTAGGGCTATCGCTTAAATTTGGCGATTATTCGCATTTTCGTATTTCATCTGATGACGCGGTTGTTAATCTTGCTCTTGGGTTTACGTTTGTTACAGTAAATAATAGTGTTTTAAGTTTTGAACAATGCCACGCGCCAGACGTAGCGATTAAAGTTGATGCTGGCGGACTTGGCGGCAGGGCGTATGTATACCAATCTGCCACAGGTAAAATTGAAGAAACTTTTGGTGCTATTAACGCAGGTACAGACTGCCTATACCTAAATTCAGGGTCAATAGTTAATGCATTTAGAACGGTTTGGAATGGCGCAGGTAGGCATGGCGGTTGGGTCACTCGCACAAGTTTTTTAGACGCGGAAGAAAGCTCATTTTCTAATGCAACACAATTCGGCATAACTGTAAGACGGGGGTCTCGCGCAAATATTACAAACTCTTTAGTTAATGACAATGGGTCTATTGGTCTTTTTTGCACTCGTAGCTACGTTAATTTTCAAGGGCGGGAAGATGCCATTGGGCCTCAACTTGCTGAATGTAACGATAACGGCGACGATGGCGTAATTGTTACGCGAGGTTCACAAGCTACGCTTACAGGGTTGAAAGCCAACAACAACGCGACTTCTGGTATTCTGGTCGCCTCTGGATCAATCGCTGATTTTGATTTTGGGACTGCGACAGGAAACGGTGTTGCAGGCGTTCGTGCCATTAACGCTGGTGTTGTGTCAGCGATTAGTTCAACAATAACAGGTAACGACCGAAACATTATTTGCACGGGTGCAGGGTCAGCGGTTGACGCTCAAAACTCCACATTAACCGGAAGCACATCCGTGATTGTCCAGTGCGTCGGCGGTGGTCGGGTAAGCCTAGATGGGGCTACTGGTAACAATGCTGGAACAATAGCCATTGAATGCCGCGATGGGGCAAATGTTTCTGCACAAGATGCCACGTTTAATTCAGCGGGTTCGATTGGTATCTTGTGTCAAAACGCTGTAGTGTCAGCGCCCCGTGCGACTATTCAAAGCGCAACGACAGAAGGTGTGCGGGTTATTTCAGGAACAGTTTATTTCCAAAATGGTAACGCCCAAAGGACACCCGGTACAGACACCACATCTGACATCAACATTACCGACGGCTCGATTATTCATGCTAACGGTGCTGTTGGTGGTTATGCTGCGGCTATTGTGCCCAACACCATTTCTGGAAACAGAGGTATTTTGTTCGGAGCTTAATTATGGACAATAAACCAATGCGCTGGTCATCTGACTTTCCCGGTAAGCATGACCGCTACCTTACTGCACCAATTAAAGGTTAATTATGGCTAATAGATTTTGGGTGGGTGGTACAGGTACTTGGGATGCCGCAAACACAACAAATTGGTCGGCTACTTCTGGAGGAGCAGGCGGCGAATCTGTGCCTACCGCTGCCGACGTAGTTATTTTTGACGGTAGTTCTGGAGCCGATACAGTCACTATTGGCGCAGCAGCAGTTAATTGCCTTACTTTTAATGCTTCAGCGTTTACCGGAACTTTTGCTTTTGGCACAAATAAAATTGTAATAGCTGGAAATGCCGCCACTGTATTTACAGGCGGCACTGGGTATTCTGTTACGGGTACACCTAAAATAGAGTTTTCTTACGCTGGGTCAACTGGAACCAGAACAATTACCTCAGCGCTCCCCACAGAAGCAAATGTGTTTGATTTTTATATTACTGGTGGAACAGATACGATTGCCCTTGGCACAGCATCTGGAAATTATGGAACTCAAGACTACACTGGATTTTCAGGGACAAGAAGCTCTGCTCAATCTTTAATATACAGAAATTTAGTGATTTCTAGCGGCATGACTTTACCCACAGGTGGAACACAGTTTGTATTTTCAGCAACATCTGGTACGCAAGAACTTACCAGCGCGGGAAAAACTTTTGATTTTTCAGTTAACCAAAACTCACCAGGCGCAACCCTTCAGCTTCAAGACAACCTGACGATGGGTTCAACTCGTACCTTTACGTTAACGGCTGGTACGTTGGACCTGAACAATCAGACATTGAACACAGGGCTATTTAGCTCTACCAACAGCAACGTGCGATCTATTGCGTTTGGTACAGGTAATATTACCGTGACAGGTAATAGCGCAACTGTTTTTACTACTGCCACAGCTACAAACTTAACTTACACAGGAACGCCGACAGTAAACAGCACCTATTCAGGGTCTACTGGAACACGTACTATTTTTAATGGGGCAACTTCAGGCGGGTCAGCCGCGTTAGCGTTAAACTTAAACATAAGCGCTGGGTCTGATGCGACAAGTATCGGAGGGCATTTTAACAATATAACTTACACAGGTTATAGCGGCACAGCGGCGACCGGAAACACTTTTATATACGGTAATTTTTTAGGTTCTAACACGCAAACCTATACCGCTGGGGCCAACCCTATAACGTTTAGCGCAACATCAGCAAAGACAATAACGACGCACAACATTACGATTGACAGGCCAATTGCTTTTAATGGTGTTGGTGGCACATTTGCTTTTCAGGATGCTTTGACCCAAGGCTCGACACGGGTGTTTACCATTACTAACGGTACGGTTCAGCTTAAAAATGGTGTGACTAGCACAGTCGGTTCATTGACAACATCTAGTACAAATCAAAAGTTCTTGCAATCAACACTTGCTGGAACACAAGCAACTTTATCTCAAGCCACCGGAATAGTCAGCACAGGTTATTTAACCATCAAAGATATAAATGCCACAGGTGGCGCAACATTCAATGCGTATACAGTGAACAGCAATGTCAATGCTGGCAACAATCTAGGCTGGGATTTCTTTGCTCAACTTGGTAAAACAATTTACACGAGACGCAAAGAAAAGCGAGTGCTGATATGAAGCTATTTGATTTTATCCATTCAGCAATGGCTTTAATCATTGTTTTAATTTTTGACCGATTTGGTTATGGGCTGGTTGGTGCTACGCTTGCATCGGCTTTTTATGCTGGTCGTGAACACGCACAAGCTGAGTACAAGTGGATTCAGCATTTAGGTGGAGGCAAACGCGCCAACATGAAATGGTGGAACGCTTTTGATAAACGAGTGTGGGATGCGCACTCATGGTTTTGGAACTTGGTTGCGCCAATCGGTGTAGCATTTGGCTTTGTTTTTATTAAGGGGTAATTATGTCTACAAATTCACAAATTGCATTTGCGCCATTAGGCGAAACTGTTGTCGTGGCGGCTGATGCGTCTGCACCCACGGGCGTGCAAGTACCAGTGCATGGGCGGCTTGATGGGCAGGCTGTTGGGCAGTATCGGGTCATTAATGCCAGTGCTGTGAACACGGTATTTTTGGGCTTTGGTTCGACTGCGGCTTTGGCACAAACAAACGCTGTAGCACCGACTGCTGGCAACCCATCATCTGCTATTGTGTTATTGCCTGGCAGTGTGGAGATTTTGCGCTTTAACACAAACACGTTTTTCAGCGGTTTGGCGGCGGCAGCATCAACGGTCTACATCGTTCAGGGCGAAGGCATTTGATGGCCGAGGATACTGACACACGGCTGGCGGTACATGAGGCGGTTTGCGCTGAAAGATACGCCGCTATCGAAAAGTCGTTTGTCTCGGGTTCACAACGCATGACCCGCATTGAGTATTTGCTTTATGTGGTGATTGCGGCTGTGTTGCTGGGGCCAGGCTTTGCTGGTGAGTTGGTCAAAAAAATACTGGGGCTATAAATTGACCCGATCAGCATTTGTCTGCTTGCCGCAGGACTTGTTAAGCAAATACAAGCTGGATGTGAGCTGTACAAACAGGCAAAAGAATCTTTCGTCGAGATTAAGCAGACTGCTGATGAGGTTATCGCCATTGGCAAAGAAGTGCATGGCTTTTGGGGTCAATTACTTGCGTTTTTCAGACCCAAGCCCCAAACGTCAAAGCCTGTGGCGAAAAAGAAGTCAACCTATGTCGCAGTTAACGAGACGCAAGTCAAAATCGACATTGTTAAAAATCTGACGGAGTTTTTCAGACTGCAAGAGCAGTTGGCGGCACACATCAGAGAAGAGGAAGAGAAAAGCCTGACAGTTTATGACCCAGATCAAAACTTGATGGAAGCGGCGCTCAAGCGGGTCATGGCACAGCAAGAGATGGACAGGCTAGTTGTGACAATTAGGGAGACGATGGTGTATCAATCGCCCAAGGAAATGGGTGCGCTGTACTCAGAAGTCCACAAGATGCGGGATGTCATACAAGGCGAACAGGAAAAAGCTAGACTTGCAAAAGAAGCGCAAGAGAGGCAAATGCGATGGCAACGGCGGCAAGAGGAAAGAAACCTCCAGCTAAAGCTGGCGGCAGTAATAGCGACTACTATATTCCTCCTGTACCTGTGGTTGTGGCTCCTCCTGTTAAGTCGCTGGCGGCAGATATGATGGGCTGGATTTTTAGCTGTGTGCTGATCGGGTTGTTATTGCCTTTGCTTGGGTTTTTGTATGTGGACATACTGGAGGCAAAGCAAGAGGTCAGAATACAAGTGGAAAAAGTTGAACGGTTAAGGCGTGAGATTGAAAGGGAAAGACGTGAAAAGAAGCCTAGCAATACTGTTTCTAATAACCCTGTATTTGATCGGGTGCGAAGACCGTTTCCGCTACCCATGCCAAGACCCTAAAAATTGGGAACTTGCTGATTGCAAACCTCCAATCTGCACTGCCACTGGCACTTGCCCAGACCAGTTAATCAAACTTGAACAGGAGAAAAAA